CTGCACATGCTACACCTCTAGCTGTTATCAACAGAATGGGGCGAAAGCTTGACCAACAGCACGTTGATAAAGAGGGAAGATGGCTTGTAATCGACCCAGTCTTTGCTGAATTGCTAAAAGATGAAGACTCCAGAATTATGAATGGTGACTTTGTTTCTTCAAAGGACGAACTCAAAAATGGAATGATCTTTAGCAACTTGCATGGCTTCAAAGTGTTTATGTCAAACAACCTACCTGAAATTGGTAATGGTCCTACAGGAGCTACTTCTACAGGATCAAGCCACTTTGGTGTAATCGTTGCAGGACATAGTTCAGCAGTAGCCACTGCAGAGCAAATCAACAAAACAGAGACATATCGTGACCCTGACAGCTTTGCTGACATCGTCAGAGGTATGCATCTCTATGGACGTAAGGTATTACGACCTGAAGCACTTACTCGTGCTATATATGTATCTAAATTCTAAGGGAGGTAAATCATGGCTACAATTACAGCAACTCTTGCAAATACTCATGGTTCTTCTTCTCGTGGAAGACAACCATATTACGTGCAACAAATAGTTGACCTAACAGCTAACAGCATTAATCCTAATGGTGACGTAGTGCAGTGTATCACTGTACCTGCTAACACTAAAATTATTGCTGCAGGTTTTCAGGTAACTACAAGTGCAACGCAAAATACTGGTACTGACGCAACAGCCATTCTTGGAACTGCTGTGGATGACAACGAGTATGTTGCAGCATTTGACATTGATGGTGCATCTGATGGGGCTTATGCTCCATGTGCTACCCCTGCAGGTGAAGTTGTTATAACTTCTGCAGATACTTTGGACTTGACACTTGCAGGTGGAGGAGCTTCCTTCACTGCAGGTAAAATCAGAGTATATGCTGTCCTACAGGACGTTAGTGACATCGGTGAGATGGAAGCTGACGAAGTGGCTAGGGATCAACTTGCATAAATTATAATCTAGGGGGCAGGTGAAAGCTTGCCCTCTATTTTAATATAAAGGAATAATAATGGCAGATACAGTCACATCGCAGACAATACTAAATACACCCTATAGATTGGTTATGAAATTCACTAACGTAAGTGACGGTTCAGGAGAGAGTGCCGTTAAGAAAGTAGATGTAAGTGCATTTACTGCAGGTGAAAAAGGTGCAACATGCACAGGTGTAACAATAGACAGAATACATTTTGTAAATGACGGAATGAAAGTACAAATACTTTGGGACGCTACTACAGACGTAGAAGCATACAAACTATTAGATACCGAAGGGTATTATGACTTTTCACATTTTGGTGGATTACAGAACAACGCAGGTTCAGGTAAAACAGGTGACATAATGTTTACAACTGTTGGACATGCTAACACGGAAACATATAACATCATATTAGATATGACAAAACAATCCTAAGAAAGGATAACAATGTCTGGCACATATCTAACACTTACAAATAATACACTAGCAAGACTAAACGAAGTACAGCTAACTTCTTCTAACTTTAGTAATGCTAGAGGTATACAGGTGCAAGCACAGAACGCTGTTAATGAATCTATACGATATATAAATCAAAAAGAGTTTACATATCCATTTAATCATGCAACAGAAACAAAAACTCTTACAGCAGGAACAGTAAGGTATAGTGTACCTACGTCAACAAAGCACGTAGACTACAATACATTCAGGCTGATAAAAGATTCTGACTTAGGTAATAGTGGATATAGACTAGGCATCTTGCAGTATAATGATTATGTAAATAATTATATTACACAAGAAGATGAAATAGTTACTACAACACTAAGTCAAACTCACACAGACTCTGTTACTACATTGACTGTAGCAAGCACTACAGACTTTGACAGTGCAGGAACAGTGCATGTGGGAAATGAAATAATGACCTACACAGCAATAGGTAGCTCTACAACACTCACAGGTGTTACTCGTGGAGCAAGTGGAACAACAGCATCTGCTCACGCTAGTGGAGTGCAAGTTGCACAATTTGAAGAAGGAGGAATTCCTAGATATGTGGTTAGATCTCCAGACAACAATTATCTTTTATACCCTTATCCTACTAAGTCACATTCTATAAAGTTTGACTACTACACTTTTCCAACAGATCTTTCAGCACATGATGACACAACAAGTATTCCTGCACGTTTTGATGCAGTAATAGTGGACGGTGCTACAGCTTTTGTGTATCAGTATAGAGGTGAGACAGCACAGTATCAGCTAAACTTTGCACGATATGAACAGGGTATCAAGAACATGCAGACCCTATTAGTAAATAAATATGAATACCTACGTTCTACATTCATACCAAGAACACCAACAAACGTATTAGATTTAAACCCTAGAGTAGTATAGTATGCCTGATCTATCACAAGTACAACCTACAGCATTTAACTGTCAAGGTGGACTAGTTTTAAATCGTTCTACATTTATGATGCAACCCGGAGAAGCATTAGAACTTACAAACTTTGAGCCTGATATAGAGGGTGGATATAGAAGAATAAATGGGTTCAGTAAATATGTAAGTGCTGTTGTACCACAAACAAGTTCTTCTACCGAACAAGTTTTAATGGTAGCTACATTTGGTGACTTGGTTGTGGCAGCCAGAGGTGAAAAGATATTTAGTGCTACAGCAGGTGGCTCTAGTTGGACAGAACGAGATAGTGGCAGAACAGGTGCAGGAACATATGCCTTTGAAAGATTTAACTTTGACGGCAACAGCAAACTAATAGTAGTAGACGGAACAAATGCTCCTACTGTATTTAATACAGCAATGTCAGCAACAGATGTAAGTAACAGTGACGTAGCAGGTTCTAAGTTTGTAACAGCATTTAGAAATCACATGTTTTATGCAGGTAAGTCTACAACACCACAGACGTTAATTTTTAGCGAGCCTTTTGATGAAGACGGTTTTACAGGGGGTCAAGGTGCAGGAAGTATAAAAGTAGACGATACTATAACAGGGCTAAAAGTTTTTCGTGATAACTTATTTGTTTTTTGTGAAAATAGAATATTTAAACTGAGTGGTAGTAGTTCTAGTGACTTTGCCGTGTCTGCCATTACTAGAGACATTGGCTGTATAAACGGTAGCACTATACAGGAATTTGCAGGTGACTTGATATTCTTAGGACCTGATGGTCTTAGAACAGTTGCAGGTACAGCAAGAATTGGTGACGTTGAACTTGGTACTATTAGCTCTAATGTGCAGTCTATATTTGATGATAACCTATCAAGTGCATCTGAGTTTCAAAGTGTAGTTATACCAGACAGATCCCAGTATAGAATATTTTTTACTAAAGATGGTACAGGGCAAAATGCTACAAAGGGTATAGCCTGTGTTTTAAAAGGTCAAGCATTTGAGTTTTCAGAGTTAAGAGGTATAAAACCTGCATCAACAGACAGCTTTGTATCAGCAGGTAATGTTATAGTTTTACATGGAGACTACTCTAACGGCTATGTGTACCGACAAGAATCAGGTAATACATTTGATGGCACAGCTATACTAGCAAAGTACAGAAGTCCTGATATGACGTTTGGTGATGCAGGTATACGAAAGCACATGCAACGTGTAGTTGTAAACTTTAAGCCTGAGTCATCTATAGATGCAGATTTATTTTTACGCTATGACTATGAATCTAAAGACTCAGCAAGACCTGCTGCATATGAGTTAGACTCACAAGATATTGCAGCTATATATGGAACGTCAACATATGGTACATCTTCTTCTGTAGTTGGTACATATGGTGGTGCATCACAGCCATTGTTTAGACAATCGGTAGAAGGTTCAGGGTTTGCAGTAGCACTAAGAGTAAATGACGGTGGAGAAACAGCACCGTATTCACTAAAAGGTTTTCAATTAGAATATCAAGTAGGAGCAAGAAGGTAAATGGGAGCAACATACACAAGACAGTCTTCATACTCTGACGGTGATGTTATCACGGCAGCCCACACTAATGACGAGTTCAATCAGTTATTAGCTGCCTTTGCATCATCATCAGGACACACACATGATGGTACTACAGCCGAAGGTGGTCCTATTACCAAGCTACTAGGTAACACGCTTACCTTTGGTGCAGGTACAGCAGGGACAGATATAACAGTAACCTTTGACGGTGAGACAAATGACGGTGTACTCAAGTGGATGGAAGACGAGGACTACTTTGAGTTCTCTGATGATATACTTGTAGCGTCCACAGAAAAGCTACAGTTCCGTGATACAGCTATATACATTAACTCTAGCACTGATGGACAGCTTGACATTGTAGCTGACACAGAAGTACAGATAGCTGCCACAACTATTGATATGAATGGTAATGCTGATGTATCAGGAACACTTACATATGGTAGTTTGTCAGATGGTGCAATAACAATCACAGCGTTTGTAGACGAAGATAACATGGCTTCTAATAGTGCTACTCTCGTACCAACACAACAATCTGTAAAAGCATACGTAGATACACAGCTAACAGCAGAAGATTTAGACTTTCAAGCAGATAGTGGTGGTGCGTTAAGTATTGACTTAGACAGTGAAACACTTACATTTACAGGTGGCACAGGTATTGATACAAGTGGAAGTGGCAACGCTGTTACTTTTGCAATAGATTCCACTGTAGCTACACTTGCAGGTACACAAACATTTACAAACAAAACACTAACCTCGCCAAAGATAAATGAGAATGTAGCAGTATCAGCCACAGCAACTGAACTTAACGTCATGGATGGAGGTACTTCTGCCACATCAACAACATTAGCAGACGCTGATAGAGTTGTTGTAAATGATGCAGGGACAATGAAACAAGTTGCCCTAACTGATTTTGAAACATACTTTGAATCAGCATTAGACACACTCTCTAATGTAACTACTGTGGGAGCATTGAACAGTGGTTCTATAACAAGTGGTTTTGGTGCAATAGATAATGGTTCATCAGCGATAACAACTACAGGTCTTATTACAGGTGGGTCACTTGACATTGATGACGTTCTTATAAACGGCACAACTATTGGTCATACGGATGACACAGATTTAATTACTCTTTCAAACGGTGTTGTAACCGTAGCAGGAGAAGTTGATGCAGTAAGCTTGGATGTTAGTGGTGGTATAGATGTTGATGGAACAACTGATTTAGATAATACAGATATAGACGGTACATTAGTTGTAGACGGTTCTAACATATCATTAGACAGTACATCTACTTTAAACATAGATAACTCTAATACATCTAACGGTATAACAATAGGAACAGCCACATCAGGTGTGCCAGTATCTATTGGTCACACAACATCTGAAACTACAGTAAACGACAACCTAACTGTTACAGGTGACTTAACTGTATCAGGTACAACAACCACAGTAAACTCAACTACTGTAAATCTAAACGACCACAACATCGTATTAGATACAGGTAATACTACTTCTGCTGTCATAAACGGTGCAGGTATTACAATAGAAGGTGGCAGTGGAGATGACGCTACATTTACCTACAATACCACAGGACCACAGTTTGAGTTAAAGTTAGGTTCTAGCTTTGAAGATTTACAAACAGCTAAACTTACAGCTACTGAATTAGACATATCAGGTGACGTAGATGTTGATGGTACACTAGAAGCAGATGCTATAACAGTCAACGGTACAGCACTTAACACAGTGATTGCAGGTGTAACAGTAGCAAACGCAACAACTGCAGCCGTAGCAACAACAGTAACCATTAGTGACAACGAAAGCACAAACGAAGACAATGCTATTATATTCACAGCAGGTGGTGATGTAGACGGTGGTAACATAGGATTAGAGTCAGATGGCGATTTAACTTACAATCCTAGCACAGGAAGGTTGACAGCGACACAATTATCTGGTACACTACAGACTGCAGCACAAGCAAATGTAACATCATTAGGAACGCTGACTACCCTTACAGTAGATAATGTTATAATCAATGGGTCAACCATTGGACACACAGGCGATACAGATTTAATGACAGTCGCTAGTGGTGTACTCACCGTAGCAGGTGAAGTGGATGCTACAAGTTTAGACATTAGTGGCGATGCCGACATTGACGGTACACTTGAAGCAGACGCAATAACAGTAAATGGGACAGCGTTAAACACAGTAATAGCTGACGAATCCACGGCATTAGCCATCGCTTTGGGTTGATATAGGAGAGAAACATGGCAAATACATTTAAAGTGGTGACAAAGGCAGGAGTAACGTCAGCAGATGTTATATACACTGTAGCAGGTAGTACAACAACAGTTATACTAGGTCTGATACTAGGTAATACAACAACAAGTCAAGTTACATCTACCGTCACACTCAGTTCAGACACAAGTAGTAGAGCAGGAGCAAACAACGAAGCTAACCAAAACGTAGAGTTAGTGACCAATGCTCCCATACCTGCAGGTTCATCACTAGAACTTCTTGCAGGTAACAAAGTCGTACTAGAAACTACCGACACATTATCCGTCACAGCATCTGGTGCAACAGACGTAGCACTCTCAATCATGGAGATAACATAATGCCTTATGTAGGTAACGCAACAGCTACCACATTCAGCACAATACCATCTGTGCAAAGGTTTAACGGAGATGGCTCTGACACGACATTTACGCTGTCACAGACCGTCACTAGCGTTCAGGACATACTTGTATCAGTCGATGGTGTAGTGCAGGACAGTAACGCTTATACAGTGCCTGACGGTACAACATTAACCTTTAGTGCAGCACCTTCATCAGGAACAGGTAACATCTTTGTCAACTACCTAGCTCTAACAGACGGTAGTGTTACTGCACCTGAAGCCAACAAGGGTAACTTCAAGCATGGTGGTATGTTCAGAACTAATGCACAGTCAATGGATAGCAACGTCACAATCGCAGCTACAGAGAACGCAAATGTTACAGGACCTCTGACAATAGCAAGTGGTGTCACATTGACAATAGACTCAGGAGGGAACGTAGCAATACTATGAGCAATCTTCTAGTACAAAACATAAAGCATACTAATAATACTACGGCTCAGACTATAGATACATCAGGTAGAACCACTGCTCTACTAAACAATGATACTACCTATCGTTCTGACAGTGGAGCAGTAACACAGAACATGGTGCAGGGGTTGGCTAAATCATTCATTAGGTGTCCTCAAAACGGAGCAAGTATATCAAGCAGTTTTAATATAACTTCTCTTACAGATGTTTCAGCAGGAAGAACAACGGTTATTATAGCTAACAATATGGCTAATGCTAATTACAGTGTGGCAGAATGTACTGATGAAAATATAAATCAATCATGGTGTGATGACATTGCAACTGGTCAGTATGACCACGATACATACACTGGTTCAGGATACTTAGACATAGGAAAAATGTCTCAAACATTTGGAGACTTAGCATAATGGCAAC